TTCCCCAAAGGGTAAGGCGAAGGCACTAACATAGCCCCCCTATGAAACCTTTTTCAACTGCCCTTGTTCGTCGAACTCGTAACCTTGTCGAAGATCTGAACTAGCAAAGTGTTCGTTGTTATGGCAATCAATACATAATCCTTCGAAGTTATCTACGTTCAAGGTTATGTTATCGTCGTTTATATTCTCGTCGGTAATATATTCCTTATGGTGGACAATACCTTTGAGTCTTTTTTCTTTTGGTGTGTATGGACTAAGACCATCTACATATACAGGTCTATGACACCTGTTACATAATAGGCTTTGTCTATACCATATTTCATTCTTTGCTTGCTTCCAAGCCTTACTTTTATAGAATCCTATTCGACTCATTTGCGTTTCTTAGTAGCAACTTCCTTCTTAGGTTTCTCAACTGCTTCCTCTACATAAGGAATAGCAAGTCTTAATCCTAGAAGTAGTTTTGCTTCGGCTTCAGTACAATTGATTATATCGTCCTTCTTGTACTCTTTACCTTTTGACTTATAGTCATTCATTATTCTAACCTTCATATAATTAACCTCCAAACATTCTATCAATGTCCTCTTGAGTAGCTTTGCGTTCTCCATCTTCATTGCTAACGCTTGATATAAGTATGTTGAACAAACTAACAAAAGACATATCTAACATTTCGTCTCTAGTTATTCCTAGCCTTTTAGCCAACGACATAACGTCGAACTCGTCGGCAGGTGTGCTTCTATTATTTGTTTGGGGAAAGTCCTTGTATTCCCCTTGATATGGGAGAAGCAGCAAGTTCTATTACTTCGTTAACCCAATCAGTAGTATCAAATAGTCCATCAATACCCTTTAAGAAGTCTTCAAAAGAAGTTACTTGAGTCTTGTCGGCTTCTTCTATCATAATATAAGCCATTCTAAGAAGTAACTCCATAAGGTCTTCTACTTGTCCTACTTGGTCTTCTTCGCTCATATTACGAATCTCGCTTAATTTCTGAATGTCCTCAAGCATTCTTCTACCTGTTACGTCTTTGTACTTGAATTGAGTATAAGCACTAGACTTCATTGAGTATTCTTTGTCTCCTATTGTTACAATTTTCTTCATATGTCCTCCTACTTTCTAAAGCGACAAGGCAACCCACCAAAACGTCATATATAGTCGCTTCCGTTTTCCCTATTGCACCCATAGAAAAAAGGTAACATAAGTTACCTCTTAGCTTGTTATATATATTTCCAAATATAACCATAATAAGAATCCTTCTCGCCTTTGCATACTTTTGCAATGCTTGTAGGATTAGTCTTGTACCATTGATTAACTTCTTTAGTGTTCTTCCATATTTTGACTAGGCTTCCATCTTCATTATACTGAGCAACTTTCTTGGACGTTTTCTCGATACGTCTATCAATTGCAGTCCCATATGTTACGTTATAGCCAATCGTACACCATTCCAAGTTATCAACTTGATTATTGAGTTTGTTCTCGTCTTTGTGATTAACTACAGGCATATTGTTAGGATTTGGAATAAATGCTTCAGCAACTAACCTATGAACAAAAACTATTTTTGCCTTACCATTATTGTATAGATTTACTTTCTTATAACCTGTATTGTTGATTGTAGGTTTCAGTATTTTCGCTCTACCTTTATGATTATAGTTCATTGATTTTACTCTACCATCACTACTTATTTGGTATTTTCCCTCGTAGCCTGTAATATCTCTCCATATTTCTTTCATAATTTACACCTCCAACATAAATTAAGAAGGGGAACGATTGGAGGTCGTTCCCTATTTGAAAGTTCTTTCAGTTTATACTATACAACATATTTGATGGGAATTGTGGGAATTATTTCTTTTTAAGTGCTTTGATTGCATTTCTAAGGAATTGAGCCTTAGTAATACCCTTACTCTTAAGTATCGATTCCAATTCTTCCGACTCCTCAACCTTCAAATCTACCTTGAATGCCCTGTAGTGTTCCTTGTTGTATTCTTGAACATATTTCTTTTGATTGAACTTACTCATTGTCTTCGTCCTCAATGTCGCTGAATATATCTACCATTTTTTCGTAGTTACTGCAGCGATTGTAGATTTGTAGTTGAATGTATTTGTATTGAGGCATTTCGTATGAATAGGATTCTACTACGTGCTTTAGTTCCCATTTATAACTATCTTCTTGGTACTCCTCAGTCTCCATTGCCTTATATTCGTCCATATCGTAAATCATTACTAGGTCGCTACTTATAGCAAAATAGAATCCGTTCTCAAAACTTCCCCAAGCAACATATACATTGCCACCTGTGTTCTCTATTACGAAGTCCTTAACTGAATACTTCTCTCCCATTTCCATTCTTTCTTTGATTGTCATATTGATTCCTTCTATTACGTTTTTCATTTTTTCTCCTCTTTCCTTAGTTCAATTTGTGATTTGTAAGGGAAGATCTGAGGTCTTCTTTTGTTCCTTACGTATATATCTTACCACTTATCGTACGAGATGTCAACTTTTTCTTCACTTGAATAGAAAAAAGTTTTTCCCTTACGTAAATAAAAAAGAGAACTTAATTGTTCTCCTTTAAATATCTACGTACTTTCTTTGAGATGGTAGTTCTATCTTGGAATACCTTCTCAGCAATTTCTTCCCACTTCATTAGATCCAAATATCTATATCGCATTATATTACGAATCTCTACGTCTTCTACGTCTTCGATATATCTTTCTATGGCTAAGTATTGTTCAAGTGCCTCGATACGTTTCTCGGTGTATCTACTAACCAACTCGACTTTCGTTTCTTGTATAGACTTGGTAGAGTGTGAACTACTTACCGACACTTCTTTAATAGGTACGGATTTGACACCACTACCAAACTCCTTGATTCTATCTTCTAAGTCTTGGACTTCACGTTTCAGATTGTAATATTTTGATAGTTCTTTCTCGCTCATTCTACACCTCTTATCTTTGACAATCTACTTCCATACACCCTTATATCTTTTACCTCGCATTTGGTATACTTTAACGCTCTACGTAAGTCCATAAACGCAGCAACGCTTATAGGCTTATTGATTTCTAGTATCATAGTGCGAGGATTGTACTCAACCTCATACCCCTTGAATATATCTAAGATTAACCACATAGGCTTACCTCTTAAGCAATACTATTAAAATAATAAGTATTGATAAGGCTACCATAATCCAAATAGGACTTAGTACCCAAAGCCAACTCCAATTGATAACGCCTGTTAGTTTTAAAACAATGAACGCAATCGTTAATAGTCCAATGAATCCGATTCCTCTATTGCTTGTTTTGTTACTTTCCATTTTTCTTCCTCCCTTGCTTTCTTCTATTACTCTCTTTTTTAAATTGACTTATTTTGTTTTTTGTTAGTTTCTTGTTAGGACTAACGCCTATCTTTTTGTACCTCATTCTTCTTCCTCCTTGGCAACTTCTTCAATCCCTGTCTTGGAGTATTCGAATCCTAGTCCATCTATTTGCCATCTTATTTTGTCGGCAACTTCTTCTTCAAAGGTGTCAGCGTTTTTCTTGGTAGCCGACCATTCTATCTTTGATATGAAGTTTGTTTGTGGGTAGTCTTCACTTACGTAAAAGTCATATAAGTAGAAGTCCCCAATTGTTATATATACTTTCTTCATTTTCTCCCTCCTTCTCTAAGCATTACTATTCTATCGAATACATATTTTGGTTTTATCTCTTTTTTGCCTGTTGCATTTAATAAAGCCATATCTTGCATTAAAGTATCTAATATATTATTTAATCTTTCTATTTCCTCTTCATATTCTTTGCTGATTTCTTCTTTATATTCAACCATAAAATCAGTAAATCTATTTAGGTCAACTTTACTCACTCTTTATCAACTCCTGCATTTATCTTATCTATTATTTCATTGATTTTATCGGCTACTTCATTATATTTAGTGCAATAAGTATCACTTTCTTTTTGTGGAATAAATCTTTCTAACTTTTCTATCTTCTTATCTTCTATTGCTTTATTTATGATATTATTTAGTCTTTCTATTTCTTTGTCTTTTTCTTTTATGATGTTATTTAATCTTTCTATTTCTAATAAATATTCTTCACTATCATCGTACCATTTTCTTCTCATATTTTCTATTTCTTTGTCTTTTTCTTCTATTTTATTTTCTAATGTCTCATTTTTAAAATAATCACAAATATAATCTACTTGTTTATCATTATCTAAATCTATTTTTATCACTCTTTATCAACTCCTTTGAAAAATTGTTCTATTTCTTTCATAGTTAAATTAAATAAATTTTTACCTGTAAGTATTTCATATAAACTTAAATCAAATTGTTTATGGTTTTTAGTTCTTCCTTTAGCAAAATAGTATTCTATATATTCTATTGCTTTATTTAAGGCGTTGTTTAATCTTTCTATTTCTTTTTGTTGTTGTAATTCATTATTCTCATGTCCTATTAATTCCATAGAAATAACTCGGTTTTCACTTTCTAAGCCTTGTATATGATAATAAACCTTGTTTGAGCAATTATATTCTTTATCTCTTATTTTAATTTGTTTCACTCTTTATCAACTCCTTTGAGTATGTCTAATAAAATATCTAATCCCTCATTAAATAGGCTTAAACTTCTTGGTAATTTCATATAACTGTCATCTTCACTACCATCTAATGTAGGATTATAGTCGACAACTTCATTTTCTTCTATATATTTTATTGCTTTATTATTTTTAACTTTTTCTTCGTGCCATAACTTAAAATATTTTTCACTTTCTTTTGCTTTTCTTTCTAATTCTTCAATATAATCAAATACTTTTTGTTTCATTCTTTATCAACTCCTTTGAGTATGTCTAATACTTTTGTTAAATTTGTTTTATCAAAATCATAATTCGGCATATAACTTTCTATATATTCTATTGCTTTATCATTTTTTGTTTTTTCTAATATGTATTTATCTTCCATTTCACTAGCATATTTTTCAGTATGTAGTTTCATTTCTTTTAATCTTTCAATTTCTTCTTTCATTTTAAGAACTTTAGGATTAATCCATATTAATGGTTTGTCTTCTTCTTTTATACTTACTATATCTTCATTCACTTTTTATCACTCCCAACTTTCTACTATTGCTTGATAGTATTCTTTATCTTCTTTAAGTTCTTGTATTTCTTTATATTGGCGATTGACTTCCTTGTCGTATGTTTGAATCAAGTCAATGTAATACTGCTCTAAGTCGTCGCCTCCAACTTTAAGACAAGCCATCAACGTAAAGCCTAGCATAGCACCAACCAACAACCCTATAACAAATCCTACCATTGCCACCTGTCCTCTCTTTTTGTATGGTGTATCTTATATTCCCATATGTCTAGGAGTCTATTCCCAAACTTGTATATCAGATACAAAGATCCAACTGCTAACACAAAGCCTGTTTTCATAATAACTCCCTATATATTGCCATAAGCACTTGCACTACTATTGAGTCGCCTGCTAAGTGGTACAAGCTACTATCGCTTTGCCCAACTTTTATTTTTTCAAAGTCCGAATCCTTAACCCCCATTAGTCGGAAGCACTCTTTCGGAGTCAACTTCCTTATCTTTAAGTTACTAACTTCCATACTTTTACTCCTTGTCTTTGTAATAAGGATTACATATCGTCGTTACGGAGATGGCAACTTCATTGTCATAGATTCTATTTTGCTGCTTCCATTGAGTATTATTATTTGAATCCATCTCGCCGATTCCTCCTAGCACTTGAGGTTTGACAACTACTCCAATGTTATCTCCTCCGTAGGTGTTTAGTGTTTGGCACTTGCCTTTTTGTACTCTACCTCTATGAGTCTCGGAGTTAGGTTGTGCTAAGTCTATGCCGTCTCCTTCTTCAGCCTCTATGTAACCTTTTTCGGTTGCGTTCTTAATCAATAGCATACTGCCTTGATTTCTTCCTTGACCTGCAACTATCGTTCCACTAACACTTGGATTTGTTTCTCGTTTGTTATATGAATCAATAACTCCAACATAGTCGCTAGTGTCGGCTCGAGTGCAACCTTCTCGAGTTGTTTTTGCAACTGCAATGTCTCTATCAATTTGTAAACTGTTCTCACTAACTTTGTACTTATCGTCTTTTGAGAATATGTATTGTCTCATTCTATCGCTCAAAAAGTATTTTTCTGAAACTTTGTCTTCGAGTAAATCCTTCAATCTTAGCTTGAGTTCTTGCTTAGGTGGGAATGAGAAACTATAGTCTCCAAGTATCGATACCATAAAGCAGCGATTTCTAGTTTGTGGGATTCCATAATCCGTTGCAATTAAGTCTTGCCAATAGTTTGAATAACCTAATTCCTCAAGTCTTAGAATCCATCTTTTGAAATCTTCTTTGTTGCGTTCGTTGTGTATATCAACGACGTTCTCCATCAGTAGCACCTGTGGGAGTGTACCAAGTTCCTTACATTCACTTAGGATTCTTTCGAACTCCCACAACATACCACTTCGAGTGCTTGTATCTGAAAAACCCTTAACCTTGCCTGCAAGGCTTAAGTCTTGGCAGGGGAATGAATACGAGCATATATATACGTATCTATCAGTATCGCAAATGTTTAGATCCAAGCCCTTTATTTTTTGAATGTTACCTTTGTTCTTTGTAATAACCATTGCGTTATATATATCTCGCAATTGTTGTTCTTGAAGTCTTTCAATTTGTTCTCTAGTCATTGGCTCGTTATAATTGCTTGATATTCCTGCTTCGAGCAGTCTATCTACTAGCCATTCCTTTGGTTGATTCCTTGTATAGTCGTTTTTGTTGTCCGATTCGTGTAGATTCTTGTAGGCTAATATACTTTTGACTGCCCATTCACTAACAAACCAACTCTCTACGTCAACGCCAAGATACTTCCAACCTAATCGAGTTGAGCCATACCCTGCGAATAGTTCTATCAATCTAATAGGTTTGTCTATCTTGAACTTTGGGTATAGTAAATCAAATATTGTTTGTTCCTGCATTGCCTAAGAAGTATCTCTTGAAAGAGACCTTATCTCCATATCTATTGACTGCTGATACCCATTCGTCCTTGATAATATATTCTTGTCTTAATACTCTAATATAATGCTGAAGGTCGCAACAACCCAAGTCCCTCATAGCCTGTAAGGTTGTGATACTTCCTTCCTCTCTCATATATTGCAATATTCTATCTTTCATATTTCCTCCTACTTAGTTACGTCTTCTCTCGTAAACTTTCCGTAACGCTTGAATTGATACTCAAGCAGTTTCTTTTGCCACACCTTCTTATTGCTATGTACTTTCCTGTGGCAGTCAGCACAAAGTCTTATCAAATTGCGTTCGTCGTTATTACCCATTTGACTTCTATAGATAATATGATGGATTTGCAAGTCGTATGTCTTACCACACAACCTGCACCATTTTTGTTCATTTGCGACACGCTCGTAGGTTTTCTTATCTTCGAGTGTCATTGTTCCACTCCCTACCAATTTGACTCTCTATGAGTCTTATTTTTAATTTATACGTGTTAATTGCTTCTTGGTTGGCTTGATATACTGCTTCAGCACAATCTCTTTTGAATCTTGCTTCAGCGACACTTGGTATTCCGTAACAAGTGAGTGTTATCACTCCGATTGCTTGTCCTTCGTCCCTTAGTTTCAGAACTTCCTGTCTTAATAGAACTTTGTAATCTCGCTCGGCTTCAGCATATGCTCTACCTGTAGTCTTCAGTTTCTCCAAAGACTTTTGTAATAACTCAACTTGCTTATCTAATTCAATTTGTAAGTCCATACTAGAATGGTAGGTCTTCGTCAGTCAAAGCTACTTCGTTGCCGAAATCTTCAAAAGGATCTGACGCTGCACTTTCATTCTTTATCACGTCGGAAACGTATTCGAACTTATTAACGAATAAGAAGTGGTGCGTTACTTTGTCCTTAACGTAAAAGTCTAACCAAGCGTCTTGTATATATATCTTCTTTGAAGTATCTACTTCGACGTCTTTACGGAATCGGCAATCAAGATAACCATTGATATAGTTTCCGTTTTGGTCTTTCTTAGATACTCCTATCTTGTAGTATTTCCTGTCTTCGTAAGTATTCTCGAATACTTTCACAGGGTATTCGTGTATTACTTTCATAATAACTCTCCTTCTATTGAAAGTCCTTAAGTAGGCTTTCCATTTCTTCTAATTCTTCTTGAGAGGCTTCCTCTCTATGTATATCTTTATCAATCCAAGTTGGTCGTGAATCAGTCTTTTTTGAATTGGTAGAGTTCCAACGTCTTAGCGTAGCCTTCCAATCCTTCATAGCATTACGTCCTACCTTCCAACCATTGGACTCGTAATAGTCGAAGAAATTCTGAGCATTTACGTTCAACCCTTTTTCGTCTATGTATGCTTGTAGTTCTTCAAGACTTGGTCTTGAGAACTTTTTTTCTTTTGTATTATTTTCTTTTATATTACCTATACTTACCTTACCTAACCTAACCTGTGCTGACATTTGACTGACATTTGACTGACATTCTTTTAGTAGGCTTAAATTCCAAAACCATTGAATGCCGTTTTTCTCTAATTCACATATCTTGTCCCACGTCTCAACAACTTCCTCATTATTCAAATTGTCGGTTTCCTTGTCTTTTATAGAGCAATTGCAATCGTAACAAATAACTGATATGTTACCGAGTTCGTGTTCCCCACCTTTTGAGATAGGAATATTATGTTGAATCGTTGGCATAGTGTTTTTGTTTGAGGAAGTCATAGTGCGTTTACATATTGGACACTCAACTCCTTCAAAAGCCCTTTTAATTTTGTAATTAAAACTATAAGGCAACGTGCTATTCTTATATGCTAACTTCCTTTTGTCGTCGCAGTCTTCTATTAAGTCTTGATTACCTATGAGAGTATAACTGCCGTTGTCTTTTGTAGTAAGCAGACTTTTTTCTTCCTCATATGCAGTCTTCGTTAATCTATCGGCTCTTATATAGTTGTGTATCTTCCAATGCTTGATTACGATAACTCCACTTTCAAACGTGATTATGAAGTTCTTCGCTATTAGCAACTTAAGGTCGTCCTCAGTAGCACCAACCATTCTTTGAATCTTCTTTGGATTATTGATAAAGCCTTCGTCGTCGGCTCTCATAGATAAGTGAAAGTATAAGGCTTGAGTTGATAACGGCATATCTATAAATGCGTCGCTATCAATTATTGTCTTTGCGAACATTCTTCTTTCAGCCATATTGCCACCTAGTAAGTTGTTCCTAAGTCAATTTCTTGTTCCATATATTCTTCTATTACTTGTTGCTTTTTGTTTTCGTCGCTGCCACACATTGCTAGTGCCATCTCGCCGAATCTTCTCCAAGTAGATTTGTATACAACTTCTTGATTCTTTGGAACTACGTCCTTTGCTTTTGTATTAGTGTTATATAGTTCGTGCCATTCGCTATTCTCCATATTCGCTTTTTTAAGTTCGGATTCTAACCTTAGCAACTGCCATATGTTCATATCTTGCAAATGAGTCCATACTTTACGAACTAAGAAGTCGTCTAGTTCTTGGACACGCATTCCCATCTTCTTATATAATTCGTTGATTGTAAGTTTAGCTTGGTTGACTGCTTCCTTCATTGATATAGATATTCCTTTTGCGATTTCGAATGTCTTAGTCGCTTCGTTGTTCTCCATATCTTCAGCACTTGCTATTGAGCCGTCGACTCCGAATCCTGCAATACCTAACGCTCTACCAATGGCTGAAGTCTCGCAGTTTTCAATTAGTTTGAAGGCGTTTATGCCTTTTTCAGATTTGCGTTCACTAGCCCTACCCATTGCTAAGGTGTGTCTTTGTTCGTCATAGATAGTGGCTCTTATTGTGATACTATCTTCAGTTTTTTCTTCGATAAAAGTATCTATAGTCCCTGTAGGAAAAACCTTACGGAACGCTTTTATTCTTTCGTTAACAGGTGCGTATTCTTTGCTACCTAATTTCATTGTTTTGATTTCTTTGTTTGCACTTTCAATTTGAAAGTATGTAACTTTGTCTTCTTTCATAAGTCCTCCTATATAAAGTCGTGGTCGTACACTTCGTACATATCACTTGGAGGTATTGGTTTGTAGTTGCTCTCCAAGTCATTTTGTAAGTCTTTGTATTCTTCTTCAAGATGGTCGTACTCGTAGTTCAAGTCTTCAATCATTCCCATAAGTTCTTCAACCTCTATATAAGTATCTTCCCCTACAGGTATGGTCTTACACTTGCCTATTTTCTTCTCCATACTTTTGATTTCTCTCAAATCATAGTCGTCTAATTTAATCAGCATTTTTTAGTATCTCCTTTAACTCGTTTTTGAATCTCTCCCTTTTGATTCTTTTGAGTTTTTCTTCGTATTCTTTTTTGATTCTCTTACAATTTTGCTTTTGCTTCTTTTTGTCTCGATAGATCCAATGCCCACAATAATTGCAAAAGACTCTTTCTTCGCTAGGCAGGATTCTTACTGAATGTCCACAATAGCAGTAGAATCTATTTTGCTCAATAACCTTGTCCAACTTCTTTTGGTGGTTGAACATTTGCCATTCGCCTTTTGTCATAGACCATTCTTTGAAATCCATTGTCTACACTCCCTTTTTGTTCTTGCGTGGAATCTATCAACTCGATATTTTCTATGTATCTCCCATACAATCCAACATTTGAGTACGTTGTCTTTGATTGGTTCTAACATTATTCCCACCTACCGAACTTCTTCAATGTTAATCCTGTGGCACTAGCGATTGCTAAGTTAGTCATAACGAATACTAAGTATTCAAGACTCCATTCGCTTTCGATTGTTGTTAGTAACAACATAACTGCCATAGTACAAATAATCTCCAAAACCCTTTGAACTCCTTTTTTCAATTTCATATTTCTTTCTCCTCCGATTTGTGTTATACTTATATCGAACTTCTTTTGAAAGTTCGATTTGTGTAAGAGGACTTATATAAGTTCTCTTTTTTTTGATTACTTAAATAGTTGGTAGTAATCCTTCTTGTAATGCTCGCATAATATTTCTATGTCGCCTATTGTCCATTCGCATTTCCCTGCAAGTTTTCTATGAATAGTTGGTTGCGTTACTCCGAGCAACTTCGCAACTGTTTTCTGACTCTCGCAGTTCTTCGCCATTTCGGCAACTAGATTTGGGAACTTGACTTGTTCCTTCTTCTCCATACGGTCTCTCCTCTCTTTTAGAGCAACAAAAAACGAGATTTTTTTATAATCTCGTTAGATTCAAAGTTCTTGAATTATATATTATGTTAACTTAATCGAGATTATAAAATAGGTACGCATTTTGTTACCTTGTTTGTACCTTAATTATAACACCCTCAATTCTCAAGTCAATACATTTTTTTATTTTATTATACGCTTGACACTATTTCATATACTCGAAGTAATACTAATATCAATATGATATGAGATAGTTGATTGTATAGATTTCTAAAGGCGTTACGAACTTTGATTCTCAATCTCGATTTGCTTATATTCTTGTCAACTAGCTTGTCGTACTCACTCTTTGAATACCACTTCTTGTTGTATAGATATTTTATGTCAGTAACTTTCCAACCATAGGAATTAGTATCTCCTACCCTATATGGAGAGTAACCACCAATTGTGCGTTGTATCAGATCTCCGTTTCTTTTTTCGTAAGTCATTTGTATCACACTTACACCTCCTTTGAGCACGATATATTATAGCCTACTCTATCATTTGTCAATTTTACCCCACAAAAAAAGAACTAGTCCGAAGACTAGTTTTCTTTTGGGTGCTGAATGGTTGAGTTGATATATAACAAAAAGTCGTACTCAATGGGAATAACACAAATCTTAATTTTATAGGAGGACTTGTCCCTTCTTTCTATTATATATTTATATATTTTTACGCACCAAAAAAAGAACTGCTGGGACAATTCTCTTTTTGGTATTCAAAAATTTCTTAGAAAGGAGGTGTATCTTAAAACAATACACAAATGATAATATAGATTTAATCCTCTACGATTTACCCTATAGGAAGCGTTGACAGCCACTTCCTTTTTTTATGTCGACATAGCACTTGTCCTGTCCTTACAAGCACCCTAGAATAGATAAACAATGTCATTCTAATCTACCACAAAAAACATAACATAAGTAATAACTACTACTACTTTTCGTTTATCTACTCTAGGCTACCACTAAGATAGCCTGTTATCAAACTACATAAAAGGTGGTACAGGGGTGTACTCTTAAAACCTTCCATAGTTCTATATTACTACATAAGTAACGTGAATTGTGGGAATTATTTCTTCAAGTATTTTTTGTATGTAAGTCCTAATGCTTCATAGTGGTATACTAAGCACCTCTTATTATTGTCGAACTTCAACACTTCGTTTCCGTTGTATAACTTACCAATAACCTTATCAGTTTTTTTGTCTCTAATATACAATGGCTCACTAGGTACGCCTACAACTTGATAAGTTATGTCCTTCTCTTTTATGAAGTCATACTTTTTAAGTTTGTAAGTCTCGTTACCTATTGAGGCGTTAGGTGCTGCGAATAAGTAGTCTTGAGGTGGAACTGCGTTAGGTATAACATACTTGCCATACTTCTTAATAATAGCAGCGTCCCAACCACTTTGAGTTCCTGTCCCTACTTCGATATGATAGTGGTTTCCTGTTCTAACTCCTGTCATTTCCGAAGTATCAATTCCTAAGTCTTGGAATTGTTTGAACTCTTGCCCTACTTTCAATTTTGATATTCCCTTTGGGTGTGTGATTGTTATAGTTAATTTGCCATAGTAACCGTTCGGACATAATACTTTTGTCTTACTTGCTAACCATACTTCGAAAGAATGGCTTGTATCTAATTTGCCATCTTTCTTTTTTGGTGCATAGACTTTCTTAACTACGCAGTCAAAAGGTGCAAATAGTTTTTGAATGCCTCCTAGATCCAAAGCCTTAGTATGATTGTGTGAACGAGAAAGCAATCCGTAACCTTGAGTAAGGTTAAGTCTATTGCTTGGGAAGTATGCTCTTTGATATGCCATATTACTTCTCCTCCTTGTTCTCCCCAAATACTTTGCCACCGACTAAGTATAAGCCGATTACACCTGTGATTACTACAATGGAGTCGATAACTCTATCAATCTCCCAACCCCATATAGGACTAAGTCCTACTAATAAGGCGTTAATCATAGCAAGTATGTTCATTGCGTACTTGCTTATCTTTTTGATTTTTTTCTTCATAATAACTCTCCTAATCTTTTACTTTAAACTTCATTATTTTTTCGTCTAAGGCGTGAACGAATCCGTCGCCTCTAAGTTTGAAATATAAGTCTCTTGAGTTGGTATAACTTTCTAGTTGGAATTGTGTAATAGTTTGTGTGTCCTTACACCTGTCCCATATTTCAAGAATGTCATTTCTGAGCGAACACTTTGTAGCGTCTAAGTAGGACTTAGCAATTGCTATCATTCCTACAAAGAAGATTATTTGTGTCCAATATTCTTTTAAGAACTTTAGTATCTCCATAACCTAACCTCCCTTATACACCTATTACGTATCTCAATACATAGGCGGTATTATCGTATATTATTCCGCTTCCTGCAGTACCACTTTGCACGTTGGCTGCGTTCCCTTTGATAGAAGTATTTGATACATAAACGTACTTACAACCTGCCGTACTGAAATTATAGCCAAACATTGTGCAAGTTACTCCGTTGCCATAATGATTCGCTACCCAATATTTTGGTATGAAAGTGAAGTTCCAACTCCAATTCACAGGTTGCCCACCATAGTAAGCACTCCATACCAATACAATTCCGTTTGTTTGGTTTTGAACATTATCACTAAACGTATACTCTTGATTCTCGTTCATATAAGACGCAGTCGTTAATAGAACTTTGTTTGGTATTTCGAAAGACTCGCTACCATTTGGAAGGCAGTTGATTCCTACGCTTCTCTTTAATACGTCATAGAACACTATTGGGATTCCAACGTCTAATGCTTTGTTGATGGTATATAACTTATACCCACCTATAGAGTCGTCCAATTCTACTTGAATGTCCCAAGCGTATTGATTGTCGGCGTTGAAATCGGCTTCGACGTTGTCGCTTAGTGTTACCCAACTACCCCAAGAGTTTTCAGTAGTCTTCTTGATTCGGTATTTGATTGCTATAACATTCAAGTTATTAAGACTCGAATATCTTGCGTCTACTTTGATATGAGATTCCGTATAGAAGTTTGCTTCTCTATACTCCGTTATAATTGCAGTTGGATTCTCATACTCCCATATTGTTAATTGTATGGAGAAGTTGTTCGTATAGCCTCGAGTATCAGTAAGAGTTATATTTGCTCTCGTATTTTCTGATACGTTGATAGTTCCGAAGTCATAGTTGAGAGAAGCAACCGAAGTCCCACTAAGACTTTGTTGCTTAACTACTCCGTTGATTTCCATACTAATATTAGTTAGACTTGCACCTTTTTGCGAAGCAATGTTAGCAAATTGGAATTGAAGTGTACTCTTGTTTTGTATTATTACCTTATTGTCTTGAGTAAGAGCAGTTGTAGTTCCGTTAGTATCTTGATACGTAGGAACACTCATAGTAGGACTTGCGTTAACTATTGATATAGAAGCAATCTTATAAGAGTAATATGTAACTCCTCCTAAGATTGTCTTAACGAAGAACCATAGATTCCTACTGCCTTGATTTGGCATTGCGTTTCGTAATGCGTTACGTTCAGCAGTAGTTAGATTGAATGTGTAACTAGAGCCTGTCTTAGATATGTCTCTCCAACTTATAATCGGATTCGACTGAGCAGAACTTTCCGTAAGTGCTATACACGCTTGTAAAGTTGTTACGCTAGTTCCTGCACTATTTGTATAAGTGATAGTAGGATTCCCTTCGTCGTTGAAATTAGTTGCACTATTGATAGTTGCTTGTCGTGGAATATTAGTCAATGACAAGTTGCTAGTATTTACTTGCCCATTATAAGGGACGTATCTATTAGTCGTTCCTCTTTCCCATACTGCAAGTGCGTAACCACTTAGAGTTCCGTCGGCTTTATGCGTTGGGTATATAGTCCCACCAATCCACTTAGTACCATATGTTTTTCCACATTGCTTGACTTGTAATGAGCCAACTAACAATCCGTTAGAGTTCTCGTTGTTGTCATACCAATATATGTATAAGTAGCCACCTGTATTGTTATCGAATGCAATCTTTGAAGCAGCCAACGAAGCCTCGCAATATATCTTACTAGTATTGTTTGTTGTGCTAGTTTCTTGTTCTTCAAAGTATGCTCTTAACGTATACTTATAAGTCGAACTCTCAGGAGAGTTCAAAGTTGTACTATTGTCTCCAACTACTGACATTATTCTCCACCTCCTAGAACACTAACTAATCCGATTCCGTTGTGAGCTACTCCGTTTTGAGTTACCTCGATAGGTATATATCTCATTTTGCCACAAAGAGTGATTTCTTCTTCGACTTCGCTCTTTTTCATATGGAAGGAATCTCCTGCTGCCCAATAGACCTTGTTGTTATTTCTATCGAATCCTGCGAAGCCTTCCGTCGTATTCATTAAAACGTAAGAGCCATCTTGCCCATACATTTTGAATCCATCTTTGTTCATTTCTGCGATTAGTGTATTTGATTCGTTATATATTTCGATTTGTCCATATTGATTCAAGTTTGAACCTAACTTAAGAACGCCGCCACGAATAAGGTCGGCAGTCAAATTGATTACGTTAATATTAGCCATATTCAAAGTTCCGTCTATAGTCCAAGCCGAATTGAATGTTCCATTGATTCCTGTATTAGAGAATCCAATTCCACCACTATTGATTCTTATAACATTGATAGCAGTTTCTTTTGGTAGTCTATCTACTACGAGAATCTTATCTCCATCATAGATTACGTATGAGTTACCCATTACACCCATAATGGAATCAGTAGCCTCTTGCAATTCTTTGCTTAGAGTTACTTTTAAGTCGCTTGTAGCCTCGTTTACCTGTGTGGTAGTATTCTCGGCAATCGTAGTCATAAGATTGCTTAATTGAGGCGTAAAGTTACCAAATTGGACTACTTGATATTTCTCTAATATACAATTGTAGTCATATGCTATTAAGTGAGTAAGAAGATTGATTCCTAATCGCTCGTCGATTACTTCTATCGTGTCTCCTACGTCAGTAATGCGTTCCAAATTGGCGTCGAGTGTATAGTTGACTGATGGGACGGAGTTCGATTCCACATATTGCGTCGCTTTATTACGCAAATCAGTAATAAGTGCTTGTTGGTATGCGTCCTCGGATTCGTAATCTTCTTCGACTATTTCGGATTGGTCGAATGTGATTGTCTTAGTATATGGAATCTCGTATTGCGTACTTGAGTACACATAAGATTCCGAAAGCAGTAGTCCGTCTTTGCCGACAGGCATTAACTTTGTAACTACGTTGTCCCAATTGTAAGTTGCTTGTATGTTTTTCAGATTTTTGCCGTAGCGAACTGTTACTCCATTGTCAGCACCTATGCTATCACGGATTGCAATTTCGAATCCGTCTCGAACTAAATGTCCACCCCAACGCTCAAGGACTACCTGTATTGCTTCGTATAGGCTTTTTCTTACACACCTAAAAGAAGCGATTGTAGGTACGTCCGAAAGTGTAGTGAATGGGCTTTCGTTATCAGTAGCATTGTTCAAATGTGCTAATGCTGCGTTGCAGTTTTTATCAACTACGAAACTATCAGCAATTAGATAGTTTGCTGAATCATAAAAGATATGTTTAGCTTGAAGCGTTACTTTCTTTCTTGTCTTATTTACATTCCCAATACGGAATGGCTGATAACCTTGAGGAGTATTTGCGACAAGTATTTTATTTGAAACCAAATCGTCGACATACTCTAAGTTTGTCTCGAGATCCAAATAATAACTTCCGTTGTCTTCCTTATGCACTACTGCTCTCGTTGGAATGATTATCTTGTCTCCGTTAGATTGAAATAAGTTGTCAGTTGTATCGAATAACTTAATCACTACAACCACCTCTCATAGTTTGTAATAGTAGCCTTTGTTAAGTCCCCACTAAACCTCAAGTCGTTCTCTCCACTATCTAATTTGAACTTGCTATAGTCTCCTGTAACTTGTCTATTTGCTAGAGTGTTGTCAGTTGGATTGTATGCTTCCATTTTTTCGGTATCTATAACAATCTCGTTTTTTTCTGATAAGTCTACTTCGAACATTTGAGTATCATTCAAGTATATATCAACTATGCCTATACCCTCTAAGTCTAATGTAGGCTTACTATATATGTTCCCTATGTTATCTATAACAAGATGGTCGGAGTTTTCTTTCAATGCCGATAAGTCTAGTATAAAAGGTGCGTCATTATTCTCTTGACTTATGTTAGTTTGTCCCTCGTAACTTGTAGCATTTTTTAATGCTTCTATCTGCTCAATAAGAGTAGTATCTTCTATCGGAATATTAGTAGGTGTTGCTAGTGGAGAATACACTATAACATTATTAGTTGATAACCATTTTTTATAATTTGTAGTAGTATCTTCTGTTCCATACCTTACTCTTATATTAGTTAATGAAGTTCCGTTTGACAATATGTTAAAACCTATTTGCGTATTGCCATTAGCAATATCATTATTTTGATAATAATTAGATAAACTATTACCAAAAGGAATGTTAGGTGTAATTATTTTACTTGATATATTTGCTAAATAATACCAATTTGCAGTTCCACTATTACTAATGCTCCAATTCTCACTACCATTCAAAACAACTTTCCCTATCTCTTTATGTAAATACCACTTACCATTTTCTTTATAGATATAGTCTTGGTATGTTCCTATTTTACATAGTTCTATTGCTTTTCCATAAGGTGTGTATGAGTGTGATGTATTTCCTTTTGTAATTTGTGGTTTAAATAATAAATTGTTTATTGTTGTACCATTAAAGACAACTATTCTTATATTTCTTGTTCCACCTGCACTAATTTGAACACCATTTCCAATATCTTCACTTAAGCCACTACTACCAAAGGCATCTAACTTGTATGTTGAACCACTACCACTACTAGGGCAACCATTTAATGTGTATGTCGTATTTCCTTGGAACTCAAAAGAATTTAATATTAAAATTGCATTTGCTGTTGCAGTACCGTTAACCAATACGCTTCCATCACTATTTTTAATAAATGTAATCCCATTTATTGTTTGTGTTGTTGCAGTATTTTGTAATAAATTTTCTACTCCTAAATATATAGGATAACTATTTCCTATATATGGTTCATAGGTTGTGGCTTGGTTGCTTTTTTCAATTTGACATTCAAAACCACTTAAACTTGCCCCACCATTATCGAATACTGATATGTTTATGTATTGTGTCGTGGCAGTTGTAGTGAAAGCAGTTGAATTTGTACCTACAAATCCTTGTCTTTGTATAAAATTTTTATTCTTATCATACTCAAAAATTGATGTTGAACCTGTACCATTAAAATTATGATTATGTTTTATATAATATTGTGTACTTGGTAAAACCTTTATGTAGTTTTCATAAGATATATGGTTGTTATCGTGGCTTTGAATTAAACCTGTATTATTATTAAACACTCCATTAGTAAAATTATCAGGGCATAAATTCTTTCCACATATATCTATTGTATTATCTCCACTTACTACGTGTATGTCTTGTGGGTAATTTGGATTTGGGGAAGGTATTCCACCAACATAAGGAATATATGGTAGAGCAGTACTTCCTGTATTAATTTGTGGGTAGATTGTAATATTATTTAATACTTGTCCATTAAAAACTCTTATAAATATTCTAAACTCGTCCCCTGTTTCTACTATCATAACTCGTCCATTAGCATTGACACTTGAGTAGTAGTAAATATTTCCGTTTCTTCTTAAAACTGCAAACAACATATAAGTTTGCTCACTTCCATTTGTACACCCATTCAAATTATATGTCCCTGTTGTAAGTCCGAAATCCGAATAATTATCATAATTTCCTACAAAGTATAAGTCTACATTTCCTGTACAAGTTCCGTTCATTGTAATACTTCCATCACTATTTTTTGTAAAAGTTATTCCGTTAGCAGTTCTAGTAATTGCGTTATTTGGAAGTAGGTTTTGCCCACTATATGATACTTGGCTTGTATTTCCTAATAAGTCTATCTTATTGAATATGGCTTCGGAAGTATTGTCTAGTGTTACGTTTGTTCCTGTGGCTTCTACGTATTCGTATTCCTCCTCGAGAGGTGTTTCGTTTAGTGGGTATTTGAATGGTTGACAATGTAATACTACATTGGCAGTTCTGAACTTAAGTAGTTCGGCATAATCAACTTGGTCTAAGGCTTCGAAGTAGTATACCTTATCGGCTTCGTTAGAAAAAGTGATAGTTCCTTTTTGATTAAAGTATGCTATCACTTCGTCTATATCGAATGTTCCGAATAGTCCTATCTCGATTGTCTTATCATATGCACCATAGCCGAGTGTAGTTACTATGTCTCCATCTCGTCCGTCTATTTCCTCTCGTAGATTTCTTTGTATTGGTTTTGTTATTGGAGGCAATGTCTTGATTGCCAATCCTTGTATAGTTAAGGAATTAACTCCATTGATTATTACATAATTTCTCATAAGTTACCTCCTAGTTATATATTTCCTCAGTTATTGTCTTTGTTACGAACTTGCCGACTTCTCTATCGTCTAGTTCTATTTCCATATCGGACATTGCGTCTTTCATTGCCTTTGCCATCATTTCGTAGTTTTGGTTGTAAGTTATATTTGGATTGATTTGTGGATTGATACTTGAGTTTATTCCTTGATTCAATCCTCTCATTGCGTTATTGACGTTGCTTACTAATGAATCAATAGGAATGGATTTCGCCATCTCTTTTTCGACTGAATCCATTTCGTCTTCGAATCCTACGCCGATACCTTCAGCCATATACTTACCTACTGAGTCAGCCATAACCTTTGATGGAGAACTGATTCCTAATTTCTTTTTGATATAGTTTAGGACATTCCCTACCCATTCTTTAATCTTGTTATAAATCCAATCATAGGCGTTCTCCATTCCCTTCCAAACGCCCTCTACGATATTCTTTCCGATTTCTACAACCTTATCAATTCCTTCAAGTACCCAATCTTTTATCTTGCTTGGAATCTCTTTGACTTTGTCCATCAAATCACTTAGGTTGTTAACGATTCCATCTCGAAGGTTATGTAACAACTTTTTGCCACCTTCAAGAATCTTGCCTCTATTGTCCCATAAGGTCTTTACGACGCTTGTAACGATAGTTGGAACAACTTTGACTAATTCTATTACAACCTTTGGAATTGCTTCTACAAGAGCCATAAACAACTTAATACAAGCCTCTAAAAGCATTGGAAGGTTGTCTAGTAAAGTATTTATGATTGTGTCTACTATATTTGGTAGTTCGTCTACTAATGCTTCTATAATTGTAGGAATGGCTTCGACTAATGCCATTAGTAATTGAATCGCAGCGTCTAACACTAGAGGAATGTTCTCAATCAATACATTTATGATTGTAGTAATAACCTGTGGCAATGCTTCGGCAAGTGTCGGAATGGAATCAATTATGCCTTGAACAAGTGTTAATAGAATTGTGATTCCTGCTTGTAGAATCAATGGTAGATTTGTTGTAAGAAATTGAATAATCAAATTGATTAGATTCGTGATTGCAGTTGAAATTGCAGTTGTGTTTTGAAGTAACATTGTTAGCAATGTGTTAATCATATTTTGAACTGCAGTAAGCAACTGAGGAATCAACGTCATTAGCATTTGAACTACTTGAGGTAGTAATGTTTGAATCAACGTAACAATACCACTTAAGATACTTGGTGCTAGTTTACCAATCGCCTTACCAACATTTGTGAGCATATTAGTAACTGCTTCGGCTAAGTCCTCAGGACTACCACTTCCGTTCAAGAAGTTCTCGAAGGCAGCCTTCATTGAGGCAGCACTTCCACTTATTGTACTCGCTGCTTCTTCGGCGGTTGTACCTGTTACGCCTAAGTCTTCTTGTATTACGTGGATTGCTTCGTAGACGTCGTCTAAGTTCTTAATATTGTACTTGACTCCACTAATCTTCTCGGCGTCCTTAAGCAATCTCTCCATCTCGGTTTTTGTTCCACCATACCCCAACTTCAAGTTGTCTAGCATAGTGTAGTTTTGTTTCGCAAAGCCTTGATATGCCGATTGTATTGAACTCATATCAGTACCAAACTTGTTGGCATTGTCGGACATATCTCGGAACGCCATATCGGCTATGTCGGCAGCCTTTGAAGTATCTCCTCCTAGTGATTGCAATAATGAAGCACTAAAAGAAGTTACTCCTGCCATATATTCGTTAGCACTAACACCTGCAGTCTTATATGCGTTCTTTGCATTCTCAACTACTTTGTCGGCACTATCTCCGAATAGAGTTTCAATACCTCCTAAGTTTTGTTCAAGTTCGGAATAGGATTTGACTCCCATTGCCACAACTCCTGCCAACGCCCCACTAACTGCAGTTGTAACCTGTGCTAGTTTCTTTGTAACGTCTAAAGCTACTTCGCCAACTTTCTTCAAGCCGTCTTTAAGTTTGGACATATCGATTCCACTAGTTGTTTTTAGTTCTTTATTCATTTGCTTGATGGAATCTTCAGTCTTCGCTATCTCAGCACTTAGTCGATTATACTTCTCTTTTTGTTCGTCCGTTAGAGTGCTATAGTCTCCTAATTCTTTTTGTGCGTTTTTTAATGAAGTAAGTTTGTCTTTTGCTTCGGCAATCTTTCTACCTAGTATCTCTTGCTTTTGTGCAAGCAGTTCCGTGTTCTTTGGATCTAACTTCAACGCAGTATTGACGTCCTTCAATTCCTTATCAATTTTCTTCAAAGGTGCGTCCAATTGATTTAGTGCTTTTTGAAACTTGCTAGTGTCAGCACCTACGTCGATAGTTATGCCCTTAACTTGATTTGCCATAATGTCCCTCCTTTTTATGAATATTAAAAAAAGACTATCGCAATGATAGTCCCTTTTTACTACTCATAAAGAGTAGTAGTTCTTATTGTGCTTCGTATACTGAAGCGAAGAATCCTGCGTATTCAGTAGTATTTGTAGAACTTTCTTCCATAAATACTTTGATTGCACCATCAGTTATTCTTGCACTTGCAGTCATATTCAATGTTTCAGTTACAGGCTCTTTGCTTGTCTCAATAGTTTGAGAAGCAGTAGAAGGTCTAGTAACTGATACATTATAAAACCAATAACGTCTTCCTTTTGAGTCGCCTTCGATTTGGAAACCTAAAGCGAAATCTGAAATAGTGTCGTCTTTGTTTTCAACGAATGCACCTTTTGTGTCGGCAGTTTCGCCTAGTATGTCGCTTCTAAAAGTATCATTGACTAAAGCTACTTCTAATGAGCCACTATAACCTGCATTAGCAGCACTTGAGAAATACTTAGTATTGTCAGCGAAGAAATCGCTTGTATCTCCTTCAGCGTCTAATGTAAGGTTAACTGCACCTTTTAAAGCGAATGGAGTTCCATAAGTGATACTAGGATTGCCTTGTTGGTCAGTTCCATATGTAATTTTAGCAATATGAACATTGCTTAATCCAAACTTAACTTTGTTTGCCATATATTTTACCTCCTATTATATTTCATAAAAGTTATGATAGATTCTTTCTTGTTCGTCCCAAACTTCGCTATCTACGTCGTATGGGATTCCATTATTAGTTAGTAATTGTTCTATAGATTCTTCCAATGCAATGTCTTTCTTCTCGGTTACCAATTCAATCTCAAAGTTATAAGGTCGGTAGTATGTAATACTATCGGCTTTGAAAGTGTTTGGGCTAACTGCTCTATAAATAATTAAAGGTGGATTGATTGCTTTGTTAGTATCAAAGTGGTCGTATGCTACAGGTATTTCTAATGACTGCAGCAATTGGAAAAGGTCTTGATATGTCATTGCCTAGCCTCCGTTCTTTATTACTTGTTCAAGTCTTTGCATTATTTCGTCGTTAATGCGATTCTGAACTTTGCTTATATGTCCTTCGCTCTTTGGGTAAGTTGTTCCCCAAGAGCCATATTGATTTCTCTTTGCGTGAGGTCTCTCTAACAAGTGGGTAAGTCTATAGCCTGTCTTATTCCAAACTTTGCACTCAATCCTACCTTTTTGATTGGTTGTCTTGATTGTCCACCCTTTGGCGTACTTTCCTGTGTCTCTTGGAGATAAGGCTGAAACTTCTTTCTTACCTTCTTTTGCTAGGTCTCTAACTTCGCCGATTATTCCTTCGCTTACTGCTTCGCTATAATCATTGAGAATATCTTGTATTTCTATGAACGAAAGTGCCACTAATTAACACCTATTTTCTTAGCACACACTAATACAATGTCGAACTTGTTCTTTGGATCTATTGTCCTAATAACAACGTACCTTGTATCGTTCCACGTGATTTCTTCTTCTCCATTGTAGTTGAGTCTTTTGATTACGAACTCAATTGATGGAGACAATCCTACTTCAACTGCACTATAGAACTCGTTAGTTCTTACGCTTTGAACTTTTGCATAGCACTTAGTATTAGTTTCGGAAGATGGCAAGTCGTTTCCGATTTCGTCCATCTCCCTAACTAATTTGTGCAAGTATATTATTTCTTGGTATGGCATTAACTTGCCTCGATATATTCAGTTGTATGTCTCAATACGTCTTTTTGTAAGGCGTATGAAGAAGCGTACAATTCAGAATTGACTACGTCCAAGAAAGATAGTACATAAGTAATAATTGCATTTTTTACTAAACTATTGGGATTACTAACTAGAGTATCGACTATGCCGATACCTTTAAGGTCTAACTCAGCAGCCTCAATCCAAGTAGTAATCATTGAATCAAAGTCGTTGTGGTTAATGCCTTGAATCTTCTTAATTTCTTCTAGCATAGTCTCTTACCTCATTTCTATTATTCAGTTGGCTTTGCAAGTAAAGCGAATGCTTTGTCAGCAACTACACCCATACCAACGAATCTACGTCCTAAGATTCTAACAATGTCGTCAGTCATAAGAGTAGTTTCGTCATATTTAATGTCTACGCCTTCTCCATTTGGGAAGTTAGCAATAGCACCTTGTCCGAAGTCTCCAACGATTGCATATACTGCACCATTTGAAGCAGTATCGTATGCAGGTAGTGAGTTATTGAACACAACTCTTAATCCTTCGAATATATCAGCAGCATAGTTTGCGTCGTATTGTGCTGCTTTGAAGTTAGCATAAGTTAACTTGTTCATTACGATTGTAGGATTTGTTGCTTCGTCGCTTAAGTGAGCGATTGCAGCAGCGATAGTTCCAATTGCAGGTGCAGCAGTAACTTTGTCAGCACTTGGAGAACTTGTTGTTGCAGTTTGTGGTAATTGAGCAACCTTAGCAATTAACATATCAGCACACTTCTTAGCGATTCTATATGTTAATTCGTCATAGATATAACGTAAGAATGCTTCTCCTCTCATATCTACTACTTCGTCGCTTAATCCAATCCATTTTTTGATAGATACAGGGCTTAAGTCAACGATTCCCAATACTAGTTCTTCTTCAGTTACTCCATCTTTTGCACCTTCTAAGTGGATTTGTGCTTCACTTGAAGATACTTCAAATTGAACTTTTAAGTTTCCCTTAACGCTTAGAGTTCTAACTAAGCCCATTAAGTCTTCTCTTTCCCAAGCAGTACGAACTATGTCTTCTACAATGCTAGGAACTTCTACTGAGCCTGTTACTTCAGTAGCGTTTGTTGTAAATAATGCTCTTAATTCTTTATCGTCGCCTGTTTTGATATATTCAGCATAAGCGTCGATATGTTCTTTTGAGTTTCTTACTTCTTTGTTTTCCATAATATTTCTCTCCTCTTTTACTATTTCGTTAGCCTTATAACTTTTTTCTTCTAGTTCTTCGGCTTCTTTTTGAACTTCTTCTTGTTCTTCGATTTGTTTCACTTCTTCGTTAAGTGCTTCAACTTCTTGGTTTAGTTCTTCAACTTTCTCTATTTCTTCAGTTGCTTCAACTTCTTCTCGAATCTCAGCCTTACGATTTTCAATTTCTTCTAGTCTAGTCATTACTAAACCTCCTTTTGTTTTTTGCTATTTCAAAGCATAACTGCTTATTACGGCTCTCCAGCCTTTATTAAAACGACTTAGTGAGTCTCCACCCACAAAAAAAGACCTTGTCCAAGATCCAATTCCATAGTCGAACTAACCTAGTTTTGCTAGTAGTTTTTCTTTTGCTTCTTGTAGCTTTGCCTTACGTTCTTCTTCAGCCTTCTTGTCTTCGTATTCTTTACGAAGTGCAGCACGTCTCTCTAAGAACTCCTCGTTCTCGTTTCGAGCGTATACTGAAGTTGTATCGTAGAATGGCATATCAACTACTGAAACGTCATATAGTTTGTCAATGTCAGTAATAGTTCTAGTGTCGGTTTCATAGTCGTACTCGTCGCCTCTAACCGTAAAACCAAATGACATTTTGTCTATCAAACCTGCTTGAATAGATTTGTATATATCTTTGTTAGATTGAGTGTCTATCAATTCGGCTCTTATGAACAACCCCTTGTCGTCCTTTTTAAGTTCTAGCGATTTGTTTCTAGTTCTAGCCATAATAAGGTGTGAGTCTTCGTGATTATACTTTAATGGCACGTCGCTCATATCAGTATTGTCTAAAGCCTTATCGCTTATTATTTCAGTATAGCCGTGAGTTGCAGGCTCATTGAAAGTTATTGCATAACCTTCAATAACCATTTTTTCGTCTTCGTCTTTTGCTCTCAATTCTACTTCAAGCATTCTAGTTTCCTTCTTCATTGTTACCCTCCTCGCTTTCTTCTTCGTTAGTTACCTCGTTATTGACTTCGTGGTTTTGGTCTATTAAGAACACGTCGCCTCCATCTATTGGAGATAGATTGAAGATTTCTCTTTGTTCGTTAATAGTCAAAATGTTACTCGCATATCTGATAACTTCTATTTTTGTTTTGTTGCTTGCATATTGTAATCTATTAGACTCGAATAGGATTTCGTTTCCGAATCCTTTTTCAGTTGGAGTGAATAATTTGTTAGTAAACTCTAAAGACATTTGTAAGCCGATTGGCTCAAGAACTGACTCATAGAACGCATTCCACTCGTCTTCAGAATAATCGCTTCGCAAGATATGCTCGTTGATTCCGAAGTAGTTAAGTATCTTCTCGTCGAATGACTTAACTTGAGAATCACTTGCAGTAGTCGGCTCTATCTTTACAGGTGTGAAGTCGGTAGTAGCGTCTAAGCCTCCGATACCTGTTTTGTTAGAGTTCTCTACGAAATCCTTAACGAATTGGTCTCTCATTTTCTTAACGTCTTCAGGTTTCAACATTGCCTTCGTTGATTTGATAACTCCCTTAATATGTTGAGTTGTCTTGATTGCGTTAACTATTCCCTCGTCGATAATATGCTTGATTGATAACGTCTTGATTATTGGAAGTGTATTACCTCCAAACAATCCATCTTTGCCAACGAATCTAGTTAAGTGTATACAACTATCGTATGGCACAAATCTTTCTTTGCTTCTTCCAAACTTGAACTTTACCCAAAGTTTGCCGTTGAACTCATACAATTTGCCTTCAGTAAAGTCTAAAGGGTATAAGCCTGTTACTCTCAAGTTAGAATCTCTTTGAATATAAACAAACGAATCGTTGTATAGTTCTAAGTTAGTGATAACTTGATAGTAGAACTTATATGCGTCTTGTATTTCGTTTGGTTGCTTTGCAAGTAGCTTGTATAAGTTCCCTCTAACATTCTCTATCTTATCGCTATAGTTACGAATATGTTTTGGGTGCATTTTAGCCCCATTTCGAGCAATAGCGTCTACACAGGCACGAATGTCTATATCGTTATGGAAATCTCCTTGATATGGAGTAAATACTGCTTTTGTATCGTCCAATATTTTTACCTCAGTAGCAGTTTGTGGAATCTCGCTATTTTTCTCAGTTCCAAATATTCTACTGAACAAACTTCTTTTTTCCATTACTTAACCTCCTCACTTATATAATTCAAATATTCTTGTTGTCGATTGATATATATAACGTATGCGTCCATCAAACTTGCAGCACCATCTATTCTTTGACGTGCTTTCTCTTTTGATAGCATTATGTTTTCGTTATCGTCCATCTTCACTACAACATTAGACAAGTTCCACTTGGTAATAGGATTATTGTTATAGTTAATCTTTTTGTCTATAAGGTCAGCCTTCATTTGCTTAAGTGGTGCTGATTCAGTTTTGAAGCCCTGTCTTACTTCGACCATATCAAAGCCTTGTTCTTTCATATCGTCGCACCAGAACTGAGCATTCCAACTATCATACCCAACCCAAAGTGGTCGAAGGTCATTATTCTGAACTTCTTCAACAAACCACTTCGTTACGTCGTGATAGTCTATTTTTGAATCTCCACTTAATCTAAGCAAGCCACTCTTAAGCCACTTATCATATGGAATCTTATCGTCTATTACTTTTTTCTCTAACAAATTGGTAGGAATCCAATACATTTGCTTAACTCGAATCTTTCCTTTTGTGATTCCTAGCAATGTAGCACAGGTTAAGTCGGTTGTACTTGATAAGTCGCAACCACCTATGCAGTAGCAATCCTTCCAATCGCTATAGACTTCTTCATTGTTAAGGTCGTCGAATGTTAGCCAAGCGTTAATACTATTTTGTCGAATGTTGAAATCCTTGCATAAAAGATTTACTAACTCGATAGGATTAGCTTTCGCTCTTTCTACTTTCTCCCTTAACGACTTAACGGACTTGATAGATCCAAGTGCAGGATTTGCTTTGTACCAACATTCTTCGTTAGTCCACTCGCTTTCACTATCTAACTCATAGATAATTGGAAGCAGCGACTCGTCCTCTACCATTCCGTCTATTACTTGGGAAGCATAATCGTACTCAATGTCGAATACGTTTTGTCTTATTGTTCCCATTGTACTTGTTTCAATCAACAATGGTTGTCTTCTACTGCTTTGACTATCGTACATTACGTCCAAAAGGTTTTTGTCCTTCCAAGCGTGTACCTCGTCGGCAACAACCAAGTGAGCATTCAAACCATCTAGTGAGTTGGAATCACTAGCCAACGCCCTAAAGAATGAATCTCTATCGTCGTAATATATTCCACCAATAAGGCAGCGAACTCTCTTTGACAGTTTGGTTGATTTCTTAATCATTTTTTTTGCTTCTTCCCAAACTATCTTTGATTGGTCTCTTTTGGTTGCGACTGAATATATTTCAGCCCCACCTTCCTTATCAGCCATTAGCATATATATTGCAATCGCACTATCTAATACTGACTTACCATTTTTTCTTGCAACAAAAAACACGGACTTTCTATACTTTCGAAATCCTGTGTCTTTGTCTACGAATCCGAACAATGCTTCAAGGTATGCCTTTTGGAATAGTTCCAACTTAAGTGGTTTGCCGTTCCATTGTCCTTTTGATTGTTTCAGATATTTCTCTATAAACCTAATAGGGCGTTGTGCTTTCTCTATATCGAAGATATAAGTATGTTCTTCAACTTCGCCTGTTAGTTTATTAACGAACGAAACGACTTGAGGGGCTTTGATATGTTCTACCAATCGCCCATACATAGTTCGAATCTTCTTGTTGACCTTTTGAGGATTCTTTTGAATCCAATTATAGTATTCTTCTATATTAGTCATTCAAGAACTCGTCCAAGTCCTCGTCAGTATCGTTTGCGTTGCCTTGATTTATCATTTCTTTTAATTTCAATATCTTATTGAATGCACTATCACTAGTTTTGGTGTATTTATCTACGGCAGGGTGTATGTATACATTCTCTCTACCTTTGACATACTCCTTTGTGATTGTCGAGCCGTCCTCACGGAACGACTTCTCTAGTGATTCGAGCATTTCTATTTGAACTTCGAGCAAATGGTAACTTGTAAGGAACGAAGCGTCTTTGTCGAATCCTCGTTCAGCAGCCTCAACCAAGATACCTTTTGCTAAGTCTTTGACATTCTTCTCATTCTTCGCCATCTTTCGCCATCTCCTCTCATTTCCAAAAAAAGTTGCATATATTTGCACATTTTTTGAATG